AGTAAAAGGCGCCATTGACAAGGATATCGCGATGGCTAAATGCCGCAAGAAACTAGACTGGGAAGGATACGATTGTATCTACTTGTATGTTCTCTGATATGACTACATCTATGTTCAAGGTACTGCGATGAATTCAGTTATTGGTGTGTTGACTTCTGCGATTACAACATCGGATACTATTGTGTTGAAATCTCCACCCGTATATCCTGCGATGTTCTCACGGATTTTGATTTCAGCAAGTAGCACCCCTTCTTTCTTCTTTGTTGTGAGTGCCGAAGGTAACTCAATTATGTATTTGCCTACTGACGCATTCAAGCCATCAATGGGAAGATATCCAACACTAGCATTCAACGAATATTTTTCTATGATGTTTCTGCTTCCTTTGTAGTACAGAACTATCACTAGTCCATCAATGTTTGTTGTATCATAAACGGGCGCAGATGTAAGCAATAACCAATCGGCATTCGTATCTGATGGAACAGAACCTATCTTGTTTGTCACAGAAACGAATTCCCAATACGCATTGGAGTGCCAAACATTGTCTCCGTTCGCATATTCTTGATTAACATTGAAAGATTCAACACTCTTTCGTAGTGTGAATGTGATATACTTATCTTCAGAGTTGTGTATCATCAGTTGATAACATTAACGACAACGAAATAATCATTGTATGTTTTGAATCCTACTAGCCAATGCCCCGATGTTCCATCCAGAAAGTCACTCACAGAACCATCGTGAGAGATTATGTTTCCCGTTCCGTAGTTTATTGTCAAGTCATATCCTGCATTCACTTGAATTATGTGCATAGTTTGTTGCATCTGACTATTTATATAGTCAATAGTCATTGAACCCGTAGTGTTTTCGTGATAATGAACAGAGTCGTATTCTAGATTTATGAAATCATCACTACTAGTTGATACTAGTGTGCGCTGAATGTTGCTATAGTTCGGGCGCAATTGCAAAGCGACAGATGTAGCACCTGCATTGTATGAGAAATATGTATCATATGAACACTTGTCTAGGTCTTCGCCACTCACAAGAGTGAAATTACCACCACCAATATTTGCAAAACTGCAATTGTTTATTGTCGCATCATTGCTCAATGTGAAATCAGAGTTGATGAATGTGCATCCAATTATGCTACCTAGTTTTTCATTGTTCAATGTTACATTGCATTTTCCGTTTGTCACGCAATTCTCAATTGCTCCTCTGTTGAATGCAGTTATAAAATATGTATTCACAATATTGTGTCGCACATTGTTGTTGCCGAATTGAAAGTAGTCAGCCATCTCTGTATACAGATACGGATATGCCAGATACACTACATTCCCTCTTCTGTCTGCTCTCATATTAATTCTATCGCCCGACAATTCGTACTGAATCACATCTGCTTCTGTTCTGTATGAGTTGTGATTGTCGGGAAGAGTCAACCAATTTGTTGCATCAGCAGCAGGACTAGACAATCCATTCAATCCCGTGATGGATTCGTAGTGCTTTCCTGCGTAGATTACTTTCTTTCCGATGCGAGAACCCGTTGTAGGGTACGCAATAGTGATAGCAGACCACCAAGCACTCGCAGAATCGCCCCATACAGAATCTAATCCATCAACTAGCATCTGTCCACTTGCGTTCGCATAGTCTGCATTGTAAAACAATCCCATTCCGTAAGGAGAAATGTTGTTGACAGATGTTGCCATCAACACGATTCTCTTGTCTGTGAGATAGTAGTTGTATCCACTCTTCAATTGCGCTGAACTTATCAATGATGTGAGTCCTGCAAGTGTGGTAGTTTGATAATGGTCTAGCAGATGTACTGCAAGTGATAGTGCGCTGACTTCGTTCGCAGTTCCTTGCGCTAGTTTTGTATCTGTGTTCTGCTGATGTGTCAACGCTCCACTAGAAACTATCTGCCAATATGTAGGAGATACATCGGGAGTGTTTCCCGAACTAGGAGATGCGTTGATGTATTGATAGATGTTTCCCGAATAGGATACATAAGTAGGATTCGTGTTGTCGTATGTCGTAGATGGACTATACGGAGCGATGTTTCCAGCTGCGCCACTATTCATACCACTCAACTCATCAATGAGTATCTCAAAATTCTCATCTAGTTCTGTCCAACTTAACTCTGAACCTTTGGTCGTGTATCCTGCTTTGGTTATTACACGGAATATGAAATCTTGTAGTGCCATTACTTTGTGCTTATGTTTGTTATTACAACATTGCGTTCGTATTTCAACGCACTATTGCAAGAGTTGTCTGTGAATAAAGGATAGTCGTTGATGTTGTCTTTTATGAATTGAATCATATCTCTAGCATAACCCGTTGCAGAGTTCCTTGCTTGTTCAACGATACGAGCGATTGTCTTCTCACTAGCAGGAGTGCTGAATTCATTTGTCTTCTGCACGAATCCGAAAGGAGTATCAACTGCATTTTTTCCGAGAATGTAACGAGCATATGAGAAATACGCAAGAACGGGTCGCACATAAGGCAACAACGCTTGATAGTTTGCGTTCTCTAGATTCTCCTGCATATCGGAAATCAATTCCTTGTTGAGCAGAGTAGACAAATCAAATTTCTGCGCCTCTCTGATGTATGGTTGTATGTTATCGGGAGAGGTGTTCGTTGTGATTGATTCGTACTCGTAGAAATCCTCTTTAGATATTAGTAGTCTGTCCGTCATTTGTCTGTGGTGTTATAACTGCTCTAGCATCTTCATCTGTAAAACCAAATACAAGTTTGAGCATTGCGATTTTCTGTGCATTGCTCAATGTAGGGTCTATTACTATCTGCTGCAATGCTTGTGTTCCTCCTACTCCTAGTGTCTCCACAAGCAACTTTGTAGCAGATGACTTCTCTTCTTGTGGTGGAAGATTCAACAATATCTCTCTGCGCTCGTTGATGGTCATATCCTTGAGCAGTTCGGGAGTGTCTTTGATTGTAGTCGCACTAGCAGTTATCGGTATGATGGAAAAGTTCTTCGTAGGATTCTGTTCGGGCGCATACCAATTATCAAAGATTTCTGCAAATACTGCTTCCATCAATATGCGTTCATCCTTTACGATGTCTGAATACATATTCTTTGCTTGTTCTCTTTCGTTCTTCTCTCCCAATGCTCCTGCCGTTGGAATGCCTAGCAGTATGCTTGGAATGTTGAATGCAGTTATGATGTTCTTGCGAACAGATTGCTCTGTGTATTCAAATACAGAATCGTTGATATTGTTCTCAACTTTTATCAGTTCGGGTTTCGCTTCTTCTTGTTCGCACTCTACAAGCATCAGCGATGCTGCATTGCGTGAGCCTTGAAATGTTTTTAAGTTCTGTACGAAATCCTCTCTATCTCTGTTGTCATCAAAGCGACCTTTGTGTACATACAGATGTGATGCCATAAAGTTCGTAGTCACTACACGATTCTTGAAATACTTTAACTCTCCATCTGTCTCGCAGTCTTCAATGATTGAATCTATGCTAGACAATGGATAGTCATCTGCATCTCCAGTAAAGTAGAACAATTGTCCGTTGTAGTTTTCTATTCCTCCTGCTGCTTGTATCTGCGAACTTATTGCTGATGGACTTGGATTGTAGATGTGTATCGTGTGTTTGAAACTTTCATCAATCGTTCTGCGTTTCTTTCTGCCCCAATCATCGTAAACAACTGCATATGCAGAGTATCCGATATCATCGGGTTCTGATAATCGCACATACTCAAAAGGAACATAATTGAGTTCAACAATCTTCATCTCTAGATTGTAGTTCATATGAACTGCGAATCCTTTATACAGAGCGTAGTCATCACTCAACTTGCGCAGCAGTCTATCAAATGTCCATCCCTTTCTGTTGATTGTTGAACCATAGAAAACGGGTTCAGCGAATCCCTCTCCTCTGATGTACTTTGAGAATGTATCTACACACGCTTTCGTAGTTGCAGAACCATATGCGATAAGTCGCATTCGTTGAGGATACGCATTGTCAATGTCATACTTTAAAATGCCTTGAGCAGTATCTACTTTTACTTCAATACGATTATCAAGTTGTACTATCGTTGACTTCATTTGCTAGAGATGTATTGTACTATTTCATCCTTTGTCATTGACTTCCATTCTGACTTCGGCAGTTCCATTGACTTTGCTAGTGCTTTGAGTTCTTTCATTGTCAATTCGGAGTACAACTCTTTCATGTCAGCTGGAACTTCAACTTTTGTTTCTGCTTTCTTCGGCAGCGATTCAAATTTGCTTTCGCAATTTGGATTCAGCGAAAGAATTTCCTCTGCGATTGCATCTGTGATGTTCATATGCGAATACATCTCACTTGTCTGTGGATGCATAAGTATCAGACCTTTTTTCAGTTTGTACTTTTTTGCAGGAGTGCCTTGTAGTTTCATTACATTGGGATTGTCAAAGTGTGAGCGAATTTTGTAGTATGCGTTTCTTATATCGCCTCCACAAGTTAAGCAAATTTCCTTTCCGAATAATTCACGATATGCGTTCGCAATTATGTTTATGTTGTCTGCTTTGGTTAAGTCAAGCAGTCTCAAAGATAATGCTAGATTGATGTTTTCTTCATTCATAGTGTAAAGATAAAAAAGGAGGCACACGAATAGCGTACCTCCCTTTCAAACAAACAAGCCAAACAATTAGAGCAATGCGTCAACAAGCAACTTTGTAGTAGCGTAGTCTGTATCAAATATTGATGCAGGTAGGTTTCCTTCTTTAGCGAATTCGCTAGACTTCAGAACTACATTGAATGCACCTAGCACTTCAGTATCGCCTACTGCTCTCTCTAGAGTTTCAACATACAATCCTGCATCTGCACCATACAATTCAAATGCTGCGTTCCCCGTTGAACCTTTGTAGTTGTTCTCTACGATTGCAACAACTTTACCTTGTACGAGTTTCTCAAGTTGCTCCTTCGTGTCGGGTGTAGCATCAAACACTTTGAAAGTCACTTGATGGTCGTACGATGTTGCGTATCGTGTCTTCACCAATGCTTGAAGAGGTTCTACTGATTGCTGCTTTCCTTCAAACGCATATCCCGTTTTCGTTGCTACCATCGTGATGGCTTCAATGATTTGTGGATTGGTTAGGTTCTTTGTGTACGATGCAATCTCATCGTAGTTAATTAGGATTAGTCGGTCATTCGCTCCACCAATCAATTGACTAGAGCAAGACAGAGCGACTCCTGCGGTTATGTTAGCACATACTGGCATAGTTGTATCTGTGTTAAATTGTTAATATTAATAAGCAGCGATACACATAAAGTCGTGCATTACTTTCACATCTAGTTTGTATCCACCTTTCATATGGGTGATTTCGGTTACATCATCCAAGAACACTTTGAAATCTGTAACTGCACTAGCAGAGTCAAGACCTACCATTAAATTCTCTTTAGTAGTCAATACTGCACGATGTGGAAGAATCCATTTTGTTCCGTTGTTCATATCGGAATCAATCGCCCTATCCCAAGCATCTACTGCGATGATAGGAACACCTCTGTAGATATCAGTCTTGAATCCTTTGTCTTGGCGAACGAAAGACATATCAATGTTCTTTGTCTCTTTATATGACAACCAATTATCAAACATAGATGTGGTGCAGAGGAACATCTTCATTGACTCTGACTTCAAACGAGAGTCGGCTTGTTCCAACATCTTACGGAAAGTATCGTAAGCATCAGTTGAGCCTAGTGCTTGAGTAGCATATGTTGCGTTCGCATTCACAGAGATTGCAACTTTCTTCATTGTAGTTGCAGTAACTGCATCAAAGATTTGCTTCCAGAATCCATCAATAGGAGTGTAGAAAGGAATGTCTGTTGCACTTCCCAAGAAAGAACCATTGGCGATTGTATCAGCAGTCTTATCTGCGAACCAAGCCATACGCAAAGCGTCTTCTTTTACTGCGCTAGTCAACACTTCCATTGCGAAATCAATGAAATCTCCACTAGTCAAATCGTATTTTGCAATTCCTTTATTCAATCCCCATACATAGAAAGTCTGCTCAAGGTCTGATGCGCATTGAGATAACCAAATCTTAACGGCAGTCGGGTCCCAAAATTTTTCTGTGATATCAATTGTCTTCGTACTCAATCCCGTTCCACATCCTGCATCTGCTTGTGTTACTTTACTCAAGCGACCTAGAAAAGCGATTTGCTGCTTTGCTACGATGTCCTGCATAATGGTATGGAACTCGGTAAGTTCGGGTGTGTAGAAAGCAGGTTCAATGATTCCTGCCATTGCTTCCTTGCCGTTAAAGGCAATCGGTGTGCCACTGATTAATGATGCCATTTTCTTTCTGTGTTAAATTTTATTTGATTAAATTATTTTTTGTTTTCTGTTAGTGCCTTCTTACGAGCAGCGACACGACTTGCTACATCATCCATAGATTCGTTGCGCTTCGCTCCTGCATCTCCCGTGCGACCTTGTGGAACAAATCCACTAGATAGATTCTTGATGCGTGATTGAATTTCTGATACTTGCTTTGTCAACTGACTGATGTCATTTTTCAAAGAATCATTCTCTGATTTCAAAGATTCGTTTGAGATTGTCAATGACTTGTTCGCTTCAATTAATTCAGCGATTTCTTCAGATGCGTTTTCATCTTTCGCTTCCATCTCTGCCATCTTGATTTCTGCTATCTTGCCTCCTGCAACTATGATGGTAGTTCCGTTTGACAACATATGCTCTCCATCGGGAGCAGGTTCTCCGTTGATTGTAACTGCGTCTCCGACTTTTATTTCAGACTCTTCAGTCTCTACTACGATGGGTGTGCCATCCTCAAGTGTAAGGTCAAGAGCGACTACATTAATAGTGTTACCATCAAGGAATGACAACACCCGTGACAATGCGTTTTTAATTGTTGATACTTCTTTCATTTCGTGGAATTTATTTTTGATTGGTAGATATGCTTTCGCATTTATTGTCTGCACGATGTCTGTGATGAATTTCATCTCTAGTGCTTGTTCAGCAGTAAGTGATGTTTCCACTTTCATCATATTGGCAATTGTCTCTTTCTCGCCTCCCGTTTTAACAACATAAAAGTTGAGCAACTTGTCTTCTGCAACTTTGATATCTGCTGCTCTCTTCGCATAATCATCGGCAGTAAAGCCACTCATAGTGGATGGGTCTGCCCACGGATTGTGAATGAAGAATTCAGAGTTCGCCATCATCTTTCTTTCTGTACCTGCCAGAGCGATTACGGACGCAATGGAGGCACAAAGACCCTCAACGATAGTAGTTATACGAAAACCACTTGAAACGAGGAGGTCGTGTATTGCGAATCCTTCGTTGACATCTCCACCTCTAGAGTGGATGTGTACTACGATTTCATCTGCGTTCTCTTTCTTCGCTTGATTGAGTTGACTCAATACGGATGACATAGATACAACTCCAAATGCCTTACTCATTTCAGACTGCTCGTTGTAGATGTCTCCGTAGATATAGATGTCGTGTTGCGCCATTGAATGCAAAGATGTATGTTTCTATTCCGTAACTACTGAACGATTATATGCAGTCGCATATTTCATAACAGAAATTGCTTTGTAGATTGTGCGTTCGCATACATTAGTAGTTAGTGCAGTCTGTCTAACGGCATCCGTTGTCTTGTAGTTGCGCTCCACATAAAATTTGAATTTAGAATACAAGTCATAATATAGCAGAACCTTTGGAGACATCAGTCCTGCGTTCAACAATTCAGACAGAG